TGTTCCTCTGACATCTCGAAAACGTCTTTCTTTTAGTTGTCCTTCAGGCTGCCAATGGGAATACAAAATGTGAGGTTGAAAGGCAAGTTCGTAAAATTCATCTATACTATCCTGTATCACAATGTCAAGATCAAAATAACAAAAAGGCCCTTCAGTAGATAATAGTTTATGTGCGTTGAACAGAAGAAACTTACTGCGATCCCAACAGTAGTTTTCCTTACCAAACCAATATTTAGGATGCAAAGGTTCTATATCCGGAATAGGATGTATTTCTACTTCTTCTCGGATATTGTCAGGTTCGTCAGTAAAGCAAACCATACGAAACTGATTGACATAATTAGCATCAATCATTCCATACAGATTGTTTACATAATCAGCGGAGTATTTGTCACCCCACTTTATTGTTAGAAAAGTGAGTATAGTAATCAGTCCTCAAATCAAAGTTAAAGCGATCCTGACCATTCAATAAACAAATATCGGGTTTAGATCTATATTTTCTGCCACGAGGACTTACATCTGTTTCGTGGTCTATGCCAAACATATAGGAATAAATTTTACCTTTCTCATATGGGTGAAACTTATCTTTATGTTCGTGAAAAAGATATTTATCGTCACACCCATCATATTCTTTTATCCACTTGTAAGGATCTTTATTAAAGTGTTTTTTGATAGGCAGTCCACTAATACCTCTCCATGACATGACACTAGAGTTGAAGTCACCGCCTTTATGTTCAGCTTCAAAGCCTTCAGGCTTCCAATAAGTTTTACATATAGCATTACCGTGAATTGTTATAAAATCTGACAAATCTTGTTTTTGTATCACAACATCTAAATCAAGATATATTGAATGACCCCAATCTTGACCAAGAATGTTTACTTTTTCAAACGTGCCTAATTCAATATCAGCCCATCTTAGAATGATATCCTCGTAAAGACCATCCTTGCGAAGTTTCTCACCTTGATCTGTGTGACAAACAAAGCGGCAATCCATGTTAGGAACCGATGCGGCAATACGATTTACATCATCATATGTATATTTGTCGCCATAAAGTAATGTGTGTATTGTAATCATGTCTATTATTTAGTTGTATAAATAGTAGAACAAACAAGGAAGATGACCAATGGCAACAACTACTAACATTGTAATTGAGCAGGGCGCCACATTTTCTCAAGAGTTTACAGTATTGGACTCTGCAGGAAGTGCCAAAAACTTGACAGGTTATACGGCGACCGCACAAATGCGTAGATCTCACTATTCATCCACATCAACTGCCTTCACCACTGCCGTTGTTGACGCAACAGGTAAGGTAACACTTTCACTAACCGCGGCACAAACTGCGGCTATTTCAGTTGGTTCTACAGGCAACAATAGATTTGTTTATGATGTTGAAGTTGCATCTTCTTCTGAAACACTTAGACCTTTTGAGGGTATAGTAACTGTAAGACCAAACGTAACGAGGGCATAATGGCTATAACAACTAGACAAGGACTTATTGATTATTCACTACGCCGCTTAGGTTTTCCTGTAATAGAAATTAATGTTGACGAAGATCAAATTAGTGACCGCGTAGATGACGCTTTGCAAATGTGGCAGGAATATCATTTTGATGGTGTAGAACGTGCCTATCTGAAAAAGAAACTTTCGGGATCAACACTTACAATACCTGCAACTACATTTAATACAGGTGAAACAATTACAGGCGGCACATCCGGCGCAACAGCTACGGTCCATGAGAACACAACAACTACGGCACTTGTGTATGAAAACACTAAAACAGCAGAAAAATTTGAAGCTGGTGAAACAATCACAGGTTCGGACTCAGGTGCTTCTACTACAATTACATCTATCGCAAAAGGTGATATTGAGAATGGTTATATTGTTGTTGATGATTCCTGGTTAGGCATTACACGATTGTTTAAGTTTGGATTAATTGCAGGTGCAAGATCTGATGGATTGTTCGATGTGGATTATCAATTTGCATTGAATGACCTTTACAATTTGTTAAGTGCTGACGTAACATATTATTCTATGGTTAAAACACATCTTAACCTGTTGGAAAATTTGTTTGTGAATGAAAGAGCAATACGTTTTAATCGTAAAACAAATAAATTGCATATTGATACGGATATGGATAGCACATTTAACATAGGGGATTATGTTGTTGCAGAAGGTAACAAACTAATTAATCCAACAGAATATTCGGAAGTTTATGATGACATGTGGTTGAAAAGATATACAACTGCGTTGATTAAAAGACAATGGGGTGAAAATATGAAAAAGTTTGGTGGTATTGCACTACCAGGCGGAGTTACACTTAATGGGGACCAAATCTACGGCGAGGCGATTCAAGAAATTTCCACAGTCGAACAAGAGATGCAACTTAATTATGAACTTCCACCTTCATTTATGGTAGGATAATTTAATGCCAACTAATCACTATTTCCAACGCGGAAGGTCAATCGGCGAAGTAAATGAGCAAACACTTGTGGAAAGTCTCCATATTGAAGCTCTTAAAATTTACGGTCACGATATCCTTTACATGCCTAGGACTCTTGTAAACAGAGATGTTTTGTTTGACGAGAGTGAATTGTCTAAGTTTACACAAGCATATCATTTAGAAATGTATATGGAACCTGTTGACGGGTTTGAAGGTGAGGGAGATTTATTTCAACGTTTCGGTATCGAAATTAGAGATAGTGCAACATTTGTTGTAGCCAAAAGACGTTGGGAAGAAAGTGTTGAAAGTGCCAAACAATATGGCGGCAGTTTTCAGTTAGATTCTAGACCTGCAGAAGGCGACTTGTTATATTTTCCCATGACAAAATCTCTGTTCGAGATTAAATTTGTTGAACACCAAGATCCATTTTATCAAGTAGGTAAATTACATACATTTAGATTGCGTTGTGAATTATTTGAATACAGCTCTGAGGCTCTCGATACAGGCAATGCAGAAATTGATGCTATTGAAGATAATCTTTCTGTAGATGCATTACTGCATGAATTTAAATTGGAAACAGGCGATTCACTTGTTCTTGAAGATGGTGGTAGTTTGATTCTACAATCATACGCAATTAGACCAGCCGTTGCAGGCGACAATGCAGACTTTGTGAATGTCCAACAAGTAGATAATATTCTTGACTTCACAGAATCTAATCCGTTTGGTGAGCTATAATGTTTAAGGGAAAAACTTTTTATCACTCTCATGTCCGCAGAGCTGTTGCGGCATTTGGTTCTATATTTAACAACATTGTTATACAACGTAAAGATTCTAGTGGTAACGTTGCTCAATCACTTAGAGTGCCTCTTGCGTATGCTACGAAGCAAAAGTTTTTATCCCGTATTGAGGGACAACCGAATTTAACTGACCAAGAAGTTGCATTAGTTTTGCCTCGCATGGGATTTGAGATTAGTTCTCTTACATATGATCCTACAAGAAAAGTTGCACCTATTCAGCAACATCGTAAAACAAACACATCTGATGCTCTTAAAATGACACAAACATTTGTGTCTACACCTTATGATTTGAATCTTACTTTATATTGTTTTGCTAAGAATCAGGAAGATGGTTTGCAAATCATAGAACAGATTTTACCTTTTTTTAATCCTGACTTCAACATTACAGTAAATGATTTGCCTGAACTAGGTATTAAAAGAGATATTAAAATTACGTTGGAATCAACTGCATATGAAGATAATACATATGGTCAGTTTGCAGATAGACAAAGTATTATATGGTCTCTTAACTTTACTATGAAACTAAACTTTTATGGTCATGTTGCAGATCAAGGTATCATAAGAAAAGTTATTGCAGACGTTTATCAAAATCCTAATCTCACAGGTGAAAGAACAAGACAACAATATTCAGTAGCATCTGCTACAGCAACAGGCACTGCAACACTTTCAGGTAATGCGGTAAGTGCTATAGCTGTTACATATAGTGGCGGTAATTATACATCAGCAGGACCTAATATTACTATAACAGGTGATGGCACAGGTGCAAGGGCTTCTGCAACTATGGAAGCAGATCCTCTAAATAGTAGTAAGTTTAGAGTCAAGAGTGTTACAATAGATGCCGGTGGTAGTGGTTATTCATCTGCTACTGTAACATTTGAGGCACCGGACTCAGGAATACAATCAATTGATGATGCGTATAGATTCCTCGAGGAGTTTGATACAGTTTATGAATAAAAAGAATAAAGTATTTGATGCGTTGGATAAAACGTTTGGAACCTTAACACAAGTTGAGGAAACAAAAACTCCTATGATTCCTGTAGATCAACAGGATGAACAACTTGAAAATGATTTCCAGGAAGCTAGAAATGCCTTGAAAAGGGCAATGGTATATGGTGAAGAAGCAATTCAAGGCATTTTGCAAATAGCACAAAACTCAGATAATCCTCGTGCATTTGAGGTCGCCGGACAATTAATAAAAACTATGAGCGACCAAGCAAAGGATGTTATGGATGTGCAGGAGCGCAAACAAAAAATTGATAAAATTGATGGTAAAGTCGCCAGTAAGATTGAAAAACAAACAAACATTGTATTTAATGGAAGCACTTCTGATTTGTTAAAAGCAATAAATGACGAACAGAAGACAATTGAAAATGTCCCTACAGATAGAAAAGACTGAAGATACCTCCTATCATGGTAATCCTAACCTAAAGCGGGTAGGGTATAAACACGATTGGAATAAGGAACAAATTTCAGAATATATGAAGTGTAAAGAAGACCCTATATATTTTATTGAAAATTATTGTATGATTGTGACACTTGACCAAGGGCTACAACCTTTTAAATTATATGATTGTCAAAAGAAAAAAGTAGACTTCATAATGGATAATAGGCGTTGTATTCTTATGGAGGGACGCCAGCAAGGCAAAACAGTTACCGCGGCCGCATGTATTCTACATTACACTATATTTCAAGATTCCAAAACTGTTGCAATTATGGCTAACAAAAGTAATGCGGCTAGAGAAGTATTGGCTAGATATCAAATTATGTATGAAAATCTTCCTATATGGATGCAACAAGGTGTTAAAACTTGGAACAAGGGTGACGTAGATCTTGAAAATGGCTCCCGTGTTTTTACAGCCGCTACAACGGCAAGTGGTATTCGAGGCAAATCAGTTAACTGGCTTTACATTGATGAGGCGGCAATTATTCCTAATAATGTTGCAGATGAGTTTTTTACATCAGTATATCCAACAATTTCTGCCGGTGAAACTACAAAGATTCTGCTTACATCAACACCCTTAGGTTATAATCATTTTTGGAAGTTCTGGAATGAATCTGAAAAAGGCACCAATGGTTTTAAGAATATGTTTATTCCCTACAGTGAGATACCTGGCAGAGATGAAGCATGGGCAGAGCAACAATTACAACTTCTAGGTGAATTAAAATTTAATCAGGAAGTTTTATGTGAGTTTCTTGGTTCATCCAACACATTAATTAATGGTAAAACTATTGCAGTATTAAGTTCTATAGATCCTAATTATACGAATGATGGTTTGGATATTTATGAAGAACCTCAAAAGGATAAATACTATGTATTGGTTGCAGACGTTGCAAGAGGTATAGGAGGAGATTATTCTGCTTTTACTGTAATGGATGTAACCGCAATGCCCTATAAGGTTGTTGCAAAATATAGACACAATAAAATTTCACCATTATTGTATCCCAATATTATTGACAAAGTAGGTCGAGACTACAATAATGCCTTTGTAATGATTGAATCCAATGATATAGGACAACAAGTATTAGACATTCTACATCAAGAAAATGAATATGAAAACATTTTTACAACTGTTACAGAAAACGGAAAACAATATATTACTCCTGGATTTGGCAAAACGGCACGTTTAGGAGTTACAACATCTAAAGCAGTAAAAAGACAAGGCTGTTTTGCATTTAAAAGTTTAATGGAAGAAAAGAAACTTTTGCTTTTCGATGCAGATATTATTCAAGAACTTTCCACGTTTATTGAAAGAAGTGGCACATTTCAGGCAGACGAAGGTTATCACGATGACTTGGTTATGAGTTTAGTATTGTTTGGTTGGGTAACGACTAATTCATTCTTTAGTGACTTAACAAATGTTAATGTTCGTGAAGGCATATATAATTCTGAAATGCGTATGATTGAGAATGACCTCACACCATTCGGTGAGATTCTAGACGGATCGGAACCTGAAATGGAAGTGATAGGCGGTGACGTTTGGATGTTTGCGGACACAAAATAAAAGAATTATAAATATTCTGTAGCAGATTAATAAAGAAAAACGCTTAACAATTCGAGGAGAATAAAATGGCTTTTCAGCTTTCCCCAGGCGTTCTCGTTCAGGAACAAGATGCTACCAATGTAGTCCCAGCGGTTGGCACAACCATTGGCGGTTTTGTTGGTGATTTTAGTTGGGGTCCTGCCCGAGAAATTATTACCATTGATAGCGAGAACAACTTAGTTGACCGCTTTGGTAAGCCTACAGATACAACTTCTACAGATTTTCTGACGGCAGCTAGCTTTCTTGCTTACGGTTCAGCCCTTAAGGTTGTTCGTGAAGTAGGTTCGGCAGGTAGAAATGCTGTTACTTCAGGAACGGCTGTTCAAATTAGAAATTTAGATTCATATGAAGCATCCTACGAAGCAGGTGAGGCTACTGTTGGACCATGGGCCGCAAAATACCCAGGCACTTTAGGTAATTCACTTGCAGTAGGTGTTGCTGATGTTGTAACCTATGGTAACACATCTGTAGCTTCAATTGCTGTTACAGCAGGTGGTTCAGGTTACTCATCTGCACCAACAGTTACTATCGCCGCACCAGATGGCGGTAGTGTTCAAGCAACTGCAACTGCGGCTTTGTCTGGTTCCAATGTAGCTTCAATTACTGTTACATTTGGTGGTGCTGGTTATTTAACAGCACCTTCAGTAACACTTTCTGGAGGTGGCGGCACAGGCGCAACTGCAACGGCTACTCTTTCAACAGATTGGACATATAAGTCTAACTTTGATTACACACCTGTAACTACACAATATGCAACAAATCAAGGTGGTTTGTATGACGAGTTACATATTATTGTTGTGGATGAAGATGGTAAAATCACAGGCACAGCAGGCACAGTTCTGGAAAAATTTGCAGGCTTGTCTAAAGCGTCTGATGCTAAAAACGACCAAAACGAGAGTAACTTCTATAAAAACGTAATTAACAACCAGTCCCAATGGATTTATTGGATGGACCATCCAGGTGATGGCACAAACTGGGGTAGTGAGGCTGCCGGCACATCCTTTGATGATCTTGTTTCATCTTCTAATGATATTAACGTTTCACTTACAGGTGGTGTTGATACTTCACCTGCAGATGGTGATTTACAATCAGGTTATGACTTGTTTGCTAATGATGAAGAAGTAGATGTAAACTTACTTCTTGCTGGTGCTCATAGTGCAACTGTCGGTGATTATATCATTGACAATATTACGGATATTCGTAAGGATTGCATGGTATTCCTTTCACCTACAAAAGCAAATGTTGTAAACAACGCAGGTTCTGAGGTCACAGCAATTCAAGGCACACAGACATTATACACACGTTCTTCATATGCCGTATTTGATACGGGTTGGAAATACATGTATGACAAATACAATGATAAGTATCGTTGGATTCCATGTAATGGCGACACAGCAGGAACATGTGTAACTGCTGATTTGGAAGCTGACCCATGGTTCTCTCCTGCAGGCTTTAACAGAGGACAAATTAAAAATGCAGTAAAACTTGCATTTAATCCTAAGAAATCAGATCGCGATACACTTTACAGAGGCGGCGCAAACCCAATTGTTGGTTTCCAAGGTAGCGGCTTTGTATTATTTGGTGACAAAACAATGTTGGCGAAAGAAAGTGCATTTAGCCGCATTAACGTTCGTAGATTGTTTATCACTCTTGAAAAAGCAATTGCAACGGCAGCTAAATTCCAACTGTTTGAATTTAACGATGCGTTTACAAGAGCACAATTCCGTAGTTTGGTTGAGCCATTC